TCCCATATCTCGTTATTATAACGATTCATAAGATCAGTAAATACTGTTTGTCTAAATTGTAAATCTGTATAAGCTACGGTTTGACCTTCTTCATTAATCCAATACCAATCAGATACTGTTTCACCTGTATAACTATCTTCATAGGTATAATAGATGTCATCATATCCATAATAGAATCCTAAAGTGTACCATGGATTAATAGCTTGACCTTGAGCATTCGTTTCATTTAACCATATTTCTACTGGATTATATCCATAAGGTCTTTCATGTGTACGATAAATAGCTCCAGCAGATAAACTAAATTTTTTACCAATAGGTAATTTACCTCTTATTTCGGCAGACTTATAATCAAAATTTACTTTTCCTTGTTTTCTACTTTCTACTTTAACAATGTGGTATTTTCCGCTGTGTTTTAAGAAATATCTATGATTTTTAAATACATCATCTCTGGATCTTTCTTTTTCAGTATGAAATACATATTCAAACCCTTTAATAGCTGAATTAGGAGCCGTCATAGCAACGTTAGATTCAGTTCCATCATAGTATTGTTTGCCTTTTATTTCATAATCAAATCTTGCAATCTTACGAATACCAAATCCATAACGATAATCATGATCATAATAATCAGTTCCATCTACTACCACAGGTACATCGTATAAACTTCCATTAGGATTTGTTCTTACAAAATAACTTGGTGCGTTTTCTTTTGAGTTTTTAAGATCTCCAGATATATAAAGAGTACTATACTTAAAAAAATCTTTAAATAATTTTTTCTTTTCCTGCGCACTTATATTAAATGTAATAAATAAACAAAGCGTAAGTAAAATTTGTTTCATTATTTATACTTTTTAAACATTAATTTATATAGCAATTTATTCCAAGCTTGCTGTAACTTGTCTATTATTTTTTTCATTTTATTTTCATTTTAGGAACTAACCAATATTCTGTATCCCCTGATGGTCTAATAACTTCAATATAATCTTCATTTAATTTACCTTCAGGTTTACCTTTAGTCATAGGAATTCTTTTATATCCTATTCTTTTTAATTTTATATTATCGTTTTTGTACTGTAATTTTATATCTTCGGTTTCTTTAGCTTCGTTACCTACTGTAGTAAGTGTTCCCCAATATGGTAAGCCAAGACTCCAGCTACTAAATCCTGCTAATAATGCAAATCTTTGCCACATTTTAGTTTCTCTATCTGATATTTGCATTAACGTCATTGTCATTCTTATAGCTCTATCAAGTGGCAAGTTAAAACCTGCATCTATTAGTTGAGCAAGTGCATAGTAAGCTGGATTTTCTAAACTAAACCCTCTACGTTTAATTTCATCTCTGTTATATTTAAATATTTTTTGAATATTTCTAAATTTTCTAACTTTTGTATCTATTGTAGGTGAAAAATCAAATATATTAAATACAGCATCTTCAGTTATAACAGGTAATCCATCTTTACCCCAATCTATTTCTCTACTTACAGATATAATAGTATCTACTAGAGCTCCACCATATCCTAAACCTCTCAATAAAGAACTTAACATTCCAAATGCTATATTTTGAGCCTTCGCCTCAGCTGTTCTATCTACTAAAGCTTCATCATCATCTTCTGAAAATGCTAACGCAAACAACGCTTGTTGTAAAGAGTTAAATATAAGATTCTGTACAGCTCCATAGTAAAGTATCTTACTGATATGAGTTTTTGGATCTCCTCTACCTGCTAATAAATCTTGAGTTGATTTCTTTATTATCCTTGCATATTGCATAGGAGTATTAGCATAATTCAATACTACTCTACCTAATCCACTAGCTTGCTGCATAGATATTCTATCTGTTCTACTAGACTGTTGAGTTTCTTCAGATATTTTATAAAAATCATTGAAAGCACTATCTTCAGCTTCTTTTTTAGTATATAACTTACCAGTATCTGGATTTACTCTAGTAAGTAATTTATTAATCCTGTTTCTATAGAAAGTTGCACCACCAGATGCTATTGCTAAACTATCAGCAAATCTAGTAAATACAAATCCTTTATTAAGAATCATAGCAACAACTCCTTTAAATCCTCCTTTTTTAGAAGCTTCTGCTATTTCTGATTCTGCTACATTTATTTTTAAACCATTACGTCTATTAACTAAATAATCAGAATTTAATAAATAAACCACATCACTCCAATATTGAGGTTGATTAGCAAAAGCTTTACCTGCTTCTAAAATATTATTATCACCCCAATTTAAAAAGTTTATATTAGATATTAATTGAAGTAAAGCTGATTTTCTATTTAAAAACATTGTAGTACCTACCGAGTTGTTTACCCAATCAATAACGTTATCTACTTGAGGATTACTGCTCTCTGTTCTATTACTACCTGATTTCATTCTTGCCAGTATATTTTTCAATGCTGACACGTAATTAGAACCGTATAATGCCTCTAATTTATGCATGTTGTCTTCAGAAAATATAATATCAACGTTTTGTTGCCATTCAGCTAATGCTTCTTTTCTATAAACTTTTTGAATACCGTCTATAATATCTGAAGTAATACTACCACCAACCCAGTTCTTAGAAGCTGCTGGATAAGGTTTATCTTGTTGTATAAACGCTATTTTTTCAGCAAATACTTTCATTGCTGGATTATTTTCTATTAGTTTTACTAAAGCATTTCTATCTCTTGTAGATAATCCAGGTATATCATCATTTTGCATATTCCATATATAAACTCGTAATGCTTGTGACCAAGTAAAATTACTATAACCTGCTTCACTCATTAGATTATCTGGTATACCATCTATATTTTTTCTTAAAGCTTTAAAGTCATTAGCTACTTTCATTTTAGCTGATATAACATTTTGTTCTGCTTTATTAAATGGATCTAATAAATTTTCATTAATCCAAGCCATAGCTAAATCACCTTTCTTACCTTTAGGTAATACCTTATACATTAATCCTACAAAATCTTCTGCTGAAGGAGGAATAAAAAATTCAAACTTATTCGCCTTTTTCCCTTCTACTTTTGCTCTTGCAGGAGAATATGTTTTATACCATTCTTTACCACTTTGTTGTTCTATTATAATATTAAACTCTTTATCAAGATCTATTTCTTTACTAGATCTAGACTGTGGTGATATTGGCTCTCCTGTATAAATATCAATTTCAGAATCTTCAATTAATTCTGGAAATTTTTTAAACTTTTCTTGTATTGCAATTTCTAAATTTTGTTTATTTTCGCCTTTTGCAACTTTAAGTTTAGCTCTTAATTCCGCGGCTGTATATTTAAGCTCTAATTTTTCTATTTTTCTTTTTCTTACTCTAAGAGCTTGATGTTCTTTATATCTAGGATTAGATCTAGAGACTGCATCAGTTGTTCCGGAGATATCGCTTAATATAAAATCAATTTTATCCAATCCCTGCATATTTTGCTCAATGTATTTATCTCGGGAAGCTTTTTTATCTATAATGATATTAAACTCCCTATCTAAACCATATTCTTTACTAGCTTTGGCTTGTTGTACTTTGGATTTAACATCAACTTGATCAAGTATATTTTTAACAGCTTGAACATTAGGTAATGAATCATCTGCAAAATAAAAATCATTATAACCTTGAGCGGTTTTATCTAACACCCATAAAGCTTTAGCTTCTGGACTACCATTTTCTAAACCAGTTATATTTTTTAAAGGTATATTTAAACCTATACCATCTAAAAATAACTTAATAGCATTAGCAGAAGCTTGAGGTCTAGCGGTTAATACAAATATATCACCACTTCCAAATTTCTTTTGACGTTTTAAAGCTAAATCAGCTAGTGGTCCTTTTCTTCCATTTACTACTTTATTAAATTCACTAAAATCAAATACAGCTCCATCTTCTAATAACTGTTCTGCGCCTAATGCAAATTCTGCTGGAGTAATTTTAACAATTTTTCCATCTAAAGTTTTTACTATTACTTTACTATCACTAAACACTAAAGTATCATCAAAATCAAAAACACTTATACCTTTTGGTTCTTTACTATATTTATTTGCAAGAGCACTTGTTTTATCAGCATCACTAAAAGCTTTGATTGTAGATTCAGTATCTCCACTTTTATTTAATAATGGAAATAAAGTCCTCTGATTTATAATCACCTGTTTTGAAGAAATTTTATTAACTTTTTCAGATTTTTTTAACTCTACACGTGCTTCTTCTATAGTTATCTCACCCTTAAATACTTTTTTTAATAAATTATTTTGAGCATTTATGCTATTTGGATTTCTAAATGCTTTATCTAAAGGTAAACCTAAGTATGCTGCCACCGTTACTATATCGCCATTATCATCTAGTATTATATAAGAATTTAAATCAATATTAGGATCACCTAATAAATATCTTACCCATACATTAGGATTATTCATGTTCCAAAAATCTCTAGGTAATTTAGTTTTATAACCATCTTCACCTATACTTTTATCATTTACTCTATTATCATCAACTTTTGTTAATTGACCTTGAATATAATTGTTTTTTACTGCTTGAAAATCTGTATCTATAGTATTATTATAAATCATTACTATTATAGCTTTAGCAACATTATTAGCAGGTAAAGTATGTTCCGCTACATAATTATTATAAATAGCTTTATTAAATTCTTTATCTGTAAATAAAGTACCTTTTTCACCAAACGCTTGCTTTGGAAGTTTAGATAAAGACATAAATTTTATTGGAGCTAATGCTCTTACGGGATGTCTACCTAAATTTGTCTGACTAGCAAACCATGAAGCCCAGAATTCAAATTTAACCTTATTAATAGCACCATTTTTTCTTCCTCCTCTAATATTTTTATTTATATTTTTAGTAAGTTTTTCTAATAACTTAATTTTATTTTCTTGTAATTTAATAAATTTAGGATCTTTTAATTTAGCTCTACGTTTATCAACATCTAAAGTAGCATAAGTTCGCTGTTCATTTTCCGCAGCCTTCAAAGTTTTAGCATCGGATTCACTAAAATATTTACCATATTTTGGTAATTTATTTTTATTAATAAAAAATCTATCACCTTTTGGAACTATCCAACCATCTTCAAGAGCTTTATCAAAAAACTTTTGATTTTCTGCAATAAACTCAGCAGATATAGGTGCGTCAAGTAGTTCTTGTAATTCATTAATATCACCTCTTTTTTTAAATAAACCATTGTAATCAGCAAAACTACTAGTATTTGTGAAAAAGTTTAAACCAAAATCTGGTAAACTTAATAATGTTGCACTATTTCTATCTTCTTTTTGAGCATCAGTTAAACCTGATTTAGAGACTGGGCTATACAATGTAAACCCTTCTTTTTTTAATAAGTTTTTTGGTGAATCACCTACAATTAATCCTAGTTGCTGGTATCTTTCAGTTGTTATAGGTTCTACCTCAGTGTCTTTACTTAATTTTACGCTATCTAAGGATGTATCTTCTAAATTTCTTTTATCAAAACTAAACTCTAATTCAGCCATGAATTCTTCAGCAGTTAAATTAGAATCTCTAAACTCTAATCTATTTTGCAAATCATTCATGAAACTTTCGTCAGTTGATATTTCATTCATAGCTTCTACTGCTATTCCTTCTCCAATAATTGAATACAATGATTGAGATCTTTTTTCTCCTTCTAGAAAATATCTTTTTACTTTCTGTAATTTCGCATTAGTAATAGCGGGTATATTATAAACTTGTTTTTTGAAATCCGTACGCTTACCATTTTCTATTTTAATGGTTGGAGTTACACCTGTTTGTTTAATACCAAATAATTTGCCAAACCTTCTTTTAATATTAGCTACAGGAATAGATTTAATAAAATTATTATTACTAAATAATCTATATACATTATCAATATATTCTTGACTTCCAAAAGGTCCTAATGCTTTTTTAATAATAGCCCTATATTCTTTTGTTTTAGTTTGTTCTGCGAGATATTGTGCTACTTTTTTAGGATCAGTACCCACTTTTAATATTGCTTCAGTAATATCGTTTTTTAACATTACTATTTGATCAGCTCTTAATTCGCCTGTTATATTATCTGATAGTACTCTTATAGAATTAGGAAATACTTTGGGTCTAGCTTTACCTTGTAAACTTGGAGAATCGAAATCTTTTTGTTCAGTAGTTTCTGGAGAAACTCCTTTTTCGCTTAACGCATCTAAACTAGTTGTTTTAGCTTTTACTCCAATTTCTGATTCATAAAAAGCTTGACGTTTAGGTTTTATGTTAGCGGTAATATGTGTAGACAACTTTCCTTTTGAAGGGTCCCAGTTTTTCATTATACTATTAAAGTATTTATCTACAAAAGAAATAGCTTCTTGAGGAGAAACAGTTCCTTTACCTATATCATAACCTAAAGCTTTTAAAGCTATATTTCTATATTGAGTAATTAAACCTTCTACATCAGCATTAGCTGGATCGCTTTTATATTGCAGACCTAACTCATCTATATTGTCTGGGGTTTTACTTTCTTTTATATTTTGATCACCAGTTCTATTTATTCTATTACCTTCTTTATCTAATATACCTGTATCAGCTTCTAAATTTACACTTGTCTGGCCTAATCCAAAGCTTCCTTTATCTTGAGCTAGGTTTAATAAACCTCTAGATAATCCTCTTCCACTCTCAACAGCTTTGTTATAATCTCTTACTAAATTTAAAACATCTTTACCATTTTTAAATCCTAGATTTATTCCAAACGATGCGGCAAATCTTCTTAGGGCATCACCTATTTTGCTACCCATTGTTTCTTTTATACTAACACCACCTCTTGTTAATGCTTCACTTAATAAAGGCATTAATTCTTCTAACACTACATCGTCTCCAATTTTAGTATCATTAACATATTGTTGAAATCTAATACCAAGTTCATTGTTATTTAATACTATAGTACCGTTATTAATTCCTTTTCTTACTTCTTTTAATAAAGCAGCTCCTAATCTTCCCCCAGCTGTTGGATCTCTTCTAACTAAAGCCGATAACAAACCATGAAATCCTTCGTGTTGCCCAGTAGTAAAAAAGTTTTTCCTAGCTGATTTAACTGTATCAATTAAAGCATATTCTTTACCATTAGCTGTAACAAAAGCTCCAAATCCTATACTATTATCTACGTTTGCATTAGGGTCTGACGCTTTTAATTCTGCTATTCTTTTTTCTATAGTAGCTGTATTACCTTCTATATATTCATATCCTATTTGATTAGCTATTTTTTGATTACCTATATCTAAATCAGACGCATACAATAGGTTTAAATCTGTTTGTAAATCTTTTATTTGATTATCAAAACCTTTAAAATTAGAACCAAAATCTTTTTTCTGTCTATTTAAATCATCAATCTTTTCCATGATTTGAGCAGCTTCTAAAACATTTTGACTTTTAATCCATGTAGGCATTTTATAAGCTTGATTATTAACAGCTTTAATATCATTCATTAATTGTAAAGACATCTCATTTGATAACTCTCCATTTGTTACCATTTTATTTAATATAGTTTCAAGCTTTGTAGGTTCTTTGCCTAAATATAATAAATTCTCTAGATATTCTTCTGAGTTAGTGTTGACATGACTTCCTGTACTGAGAAGACCAGCTGTACCTCCGGCTAGAAAAGAATATATACTAGTATTCATTATTTCATCAAAAGTAAAAGTTTCACTAACTATTTTTTTCTGAGCTACTTCGTTAATATAAGTGTTAATCCAGTTTTTAGTACCCCATTCTTGAGATAATTCTTGAGCTGTTTCCCCAAGACCTGTTCTACCAAAGTCATATAATTTTGTAAAAACATTTTTAGAAGTTGGATTAAGTTTAGCAAACTGTCCTCTCCAGTAAGTATCAAACCCTTTATGACCTCCATTTTTATAAGCATTAATAGCTTGTTTGGTTTTATTTCTAAACCTTCCTACAGAATGTGGTATTGAGTTATAAGCACTTGTAGGAACAAATATACTAGAAGCAGCGTACCACGCGCCTTGTCTCCATGCTGCTCCTTGAGCTAGTTTATGAGCTTTTTCTGGTTCAATATCGTTTTCAAGAGCTAATTTATAAGTTTGAATATATCCATCAGCTGTTCCAGAGGCACCATAGTAAGCCATTGTGTTTACTGTAGAAGATATAAGATTAACACTTTTAGGATTAAATTTAAATCTATTTTTAAGCATGGAATTAAATCTCTTTGTCAAACCTACTGCGTTAGATCCTTTTCTTGTAGCAAACATACCGATAATATCCATACTTAAGTAACCAAAAACTTTAGCCATTCCTATACGAGTATTTTCTAAAGAATAAAAACTTTCTGTTTTATCACTATTTTGTAATTGAGTTAATATATTTTGATATTTTGTTACACTTTCTTTATTATTATTATCTACAACATATAATAAATTATCACTAGTATCTATGATTTGACCATCATCAGTCAATGCGTATTTAATATTATCTATCACTGCTGTTTTACCACTATAGTATCCTTCTGGTCGTAAATTATGATAACCTTCTAAGTTTTCATCAACAATGGTTTTCCAAATTTCATCATCTTGATTAAGCCATTGCGAAGCTACATTTAGATCAAAATAATCAGCGCCATAACTTAAGTTTTGTGCTACTCCTTGTTTCCAACCTTTTAATCTACCTTTTATTGATTTAGTAAATTCACCAAGCCAAGTAGTACCTTCATCTCCTTTACTTCTATTTTCAATTCTAATCTTTGATTGATTATTCCAAAAATTCTTATATTCTTCAAAATTCTCTGCAATATAATTTTCAAATTGCGAACGATCTATAAGAGTTCCACCTTCTAAATAACTACTCATTTGTCCATAATTATCAAACCCTCCCTGTTTCCACATGTCTCCTATTACCTCATAATATAACTCTTTATAATTAATCCAATTAACTAGGTTAACTTTATCTGGGTAATCCAATGCCATAACTCCATTACCTGCTTCTCCTTCTTTCTGCTTCTCATTTATATCTTTAATTAGTTTTACATATTTAGGATTATCTAAATTGTTTTTAAAATAATTATTTATTAAAAAATACTTATTAATATTCGTTTCTCTTTCTACATAAGTATTAATAGCCTTTATCAAATAAGATTGACTTTCAACTGCGTATGCACCTTCTTGCTGAGTAGAATCATAATATACATCTACAAGTTCATTTAATCCACCTTCTACGGCACCGCTAGTTTCAACAAAATTTAAAAATGCGTTTAGATTGATTCCAAGTGATTCAAGATCAAGCTTTTTTTCCAATAATGAATCTTTACCATACATTATCTTAAATATATCTAAACTATTTTCAGAATTATAACCTAACGCTTCTAATTGATTTTCATTAAGGTCTTTACCTGTATAACTCCACTCATCTTTAGTAAGTTCTTTATCTTGGGGTTCATATACAACACTGGTGTTAGCTGCAACTTCAAGTTGTACTGGATTTAATCCTTGTATTGCTTCTTCTTCTGTTAGTTCTGGTGTACCTAAATAACCTTTATCTATAGCTTGTATTGCTTTTTTATTACCTGTCGCGGTATCATATATATCATTACTAAATTCCTTTAGCATATAATATTGATCCAATGCTCCACTAGTAAGAAGGTTACCCTCGTCATCAGTCAAATGTTCAAAATAACTTTGGATATAAGTAATTCCTTTTTTATTTTCTTGTTTAATCCAATCTTCTTCTTCTTTATTATTTTTATAATAATATTCTAGGTTTCCACCTTCGCCTATTTCCCATTTATAAACCTGATTTGTATTTAAATCTGGAAAGAATGTTTCTACTCCTGGAGCAGCAACTTTAACAAAAGGAGCTATTAAAGCTTGTTGTTCTTCTTGTTGTTTAATTATTCTATTATTAAGAAGAATAGCTCTAGATCTTTGGTATGGATTTTTAAAATTATCTACATTTAATAAACCTGTACTTCTATCGAATTTTGAAGCAGCTGCAACATCAGCGAAATTAACAGGTCCCAAGGGAGAGTTTTCGTTATCCATTACCAACACACCCCATTCAGCCATACTTTTTAGTGGGTCAAGAAACTCATCACTTGCAAATTCGCCTTGTAGTATGCTATCATATTCTTCTTGTATTGTAAGTTCTTCTTTAGCATCTACATTATCATCTTGTGATATCTCTGCGTTTGGAAGAGTTGCTATATCTTCCTTATCAGGTTCGTCAAATATTGAGTTTAGATCTTCGTCTTCCATATAATTATATTAAGAATATTGAGCCATCAACTGTTTAAGATTGTCATTTGGGTTTTCAGGTATGTCTTTTACTTCTTCAGGAAGTTGTTGATAATATAAAGGCATTCCACTTTGCCATTCAGTAATACCTAACATTGATTTATAAAACTCAGGTATTGGCATTTCGTATTTATTTAAAGCTTTTATTAAATCTCTACCTTGAGGTGTTGCATCACTTAAAACCTCTTTAACAATACTAGGTTGATTAGCATAGTTTTTTTGCGGTAATTTTCTATCTAAATTGCTCTGCATTATAATACTCATCATATAAGCTTTTTGAGCATCTACTAGACTTATATACCTACCATCATTGCTAATTTTATTAAACATATATCTATTTCCTACGAAATTTGCTTTTCCTTCAGGAGATAAATTATCATAAAGTTTTATTAACTCTGGATTAACAGATTCGTTTATTCCTAAAGGTAAATCTATTCCTATTCTTTTATTAGAATATCCATACAAAACAGATATATTACCACTAGCTAGAGCAAATAAACCAGCTATGTGAGATTGAACTTCACTATTATAAGTAGGTGTGTTATCTATAGCTTCAGTATTTATTGGCTTTACAAAATATCTTTTTATTTTATTATCCACAACAGAAAACATAGGAATTTTAATTGAAGTGTCTTGAGCAGGATCATCATCTTCTTCCATTACAGAACCTCCTAAAAAATATTGAGGTTGAAGAGTAGCATTTCTAGTTATACCAGCATTTTCAAATGTTTCTCCTAAGTCCATAGATTTAGGTACATTAGTTAAATAAACATCTAATAAATCACCGTTTTCTAATTGACCAGAATTAACTTCCATATCTATATAATAATACATATGTCCATCTTTTCCTGGAGCTATATTTTTATTTCTTAAAAAATCATCTACAACATAAGGTTTTAAGTGTAGATATTTTCTAAAAGTTTCTCCAGCAATTCTAAACATTATTCTTTGAGTAAAAACTAACATTTCACCACTTATTGTAGGTGTAAAGTAATAATTTTTTATACTCTTTACATCGTCATAGTAATTAAATAAGTCAGCCCAACCAGCAACATGAAACATGTTCTTGTCTCTATTTCTTTCTGTAGTACCATTTATATTTATATTATCATAATTAGCTATAAAAATAGGTAGGTTGGCAGGAAATAAAGCTTCAATAGCTGCTGATAAATAACCTCCTAGTTTTATTATGGTATCTAATCTAGTAAAGTATTGATCAATTTCTTTTTGCATTGATTTAATTTCAGATTGCCTTAGGTTTTTTATGTTTAATTTTAAACTTGTTTGCTTAGCTATTATTCCTGTTTTAGGATTTTGAGCTTCTTCAATAAAATCTTTTTTAATACTTTCTGTTAAACTAAGATCTTCATTAGGATTAAAAGCAACATTACCCATTATATAAGATCTATACTTGTTACTTGCGTCTGTAAAAAAATCTAATTCAACACTTCTTCGCGCTGAACTTGCTGATGATAAGCGTTGATTTTTCTCGTTGTGTGCCTCTATTAATGAATTCATATTTTATATTTTAACCTCCGAATAAACCTGATATACCACCGAACACATCTCCGTAAGCATCAGCTTTTGCTTCTCTTAAATTATTTTCAACTTCAGATAAACCTAAGTACATAGATGTGTACATGTTAATATCTTGATTCGTTCTTGCTTCTCTTGCTTGAAACTCAAATATTTCACCTTTAGCATCTGCTTCTTCTTTTCTACCCTTAAGCATTATCTGAGCTTGCTGAGCTGTTTGTTTAGCTGCAACTTTTTCTTTGTTAGCTTGTGCTTCACCTGCTGCTCTCATTTTAGAATTTTCAGCTTCTTGAGTAGATATAGTTGCGGCTACATCTTTTTTAGATTTTAAAGCAGCCATAGCTAAAGCTGTTGCTCCACCAGCACTAGCACCGGTTTGTTCTAAAGTATCTAATGTGTTTGCTAAAGCTATATCTGTCTGTTCAGCTTGCATTTCTGCGGCTGCAGTAGAAACAGTCATATTGTTAAATGGATTAGTAATTTGACTAGATAAATCTTGAGCTAAACCAGATAAGTCAGTTATCCCTGCATAAGGATTAATTATATCTTGACGACTATCTCTAGCATCCTCCATAGCCCACTTTGCGTCAGCTTTATCATCTTGTATTTTTCTAAGCTCTTTGTCGGCATTAGCAGCTCCAAAAGCACCTCCTATTATTTTACCTACACTACCACCCATGTTAAATTATTTTTTCCATTTTAAATTACTTTTACTATTTCGTGAGATGGATTCTTGTCTACTGCCCACCCTAATTTTTTATGTGTTTTTATTAATTGTTCACTTCTTCCAATAGTGAACATATATTTTTTACCTTGTTTTTTGCATACTTCTTCTATAGTATTTAACAAGATTTCTACAGCTTCTTTTCTATCTTTATTTTTATATTCTGGATTAGACACAATCCATTCCACAACTACAGCGTCAGAATTAGTATAATATATAAATCCTGCTACTATAGGTATATTTTCTTTTTCTATCATTATTCCACCAGTTCCATTATCTGGTAGAAAATTTTTTGGAATAGGTGTCCATCGCCACCACTTCCACCAATCAACTAATAAATCATAATCTTTATCAGTTAATTTTCTTGCATTAAATTTCATATAATTATCTATTACTGTAGGTAGCTCCAACACTAAAAAGTTGTTTAGCACCTGTGTTTACTGTTGCAATATCTTGTTGTAATCTTACTCTTAAAAATTGCGCTTTTAATCCTGTAGTTAAAGTATTAGAAGCCAACACTTCGCCTGCTAAAACCTGATTTCCTTCTCCTTTAATTGAAGCATAGTATACATTTTGTTTTCTATCAAATCCCGCTCTATACTCTATACCATTGTTAGTATAATATCCAGAATCATAACTTAAAATAGGAGATCCCTCATCAATATATGTAGTGTTTCCTAACGCTGGTTGTTGTGGATTAGTATCTACTCCAGTATAATCCGAGTTAAATACTGTACCTTCCCATCCATTACTACCAGTATAGTTGATAGTTGTAAAAGTTTTAGTTCTAATTGGTTCAGGATTAAATACAAAATCTACTGAAGATAATACATCTACACCATAAAATCTATTATAATTTCCTGTATCCGAATTTTGTTGCCAAATAGCTTGATCTTTAAAAGTATAGTATACACCTCTTGAGCTAGTTGATAATTCAGGATTATACTCCATTCTACTAACCCAACCATTTATAATATCATCAAATACTATTGTTGGTGCATTTAATGTATCATCTATAGTTAATACATAGTTTTTATTATAAACATCATATCCAGCAGTTATAACAGAATCTTGAGCTAATTTATCTCTAAAATAATCTATCATACCATAATTAGAAATAGGGTTTATTCCATTAGGACCTAATTGAATTACCACTCCTCTATCTCTATCAGTAAAATATTTATTATATCCATACACTGCGAATGATCCTGGATCTCGTGAAATACCAAAATTACCTTCAAATGCAGATGGAGTCCCTATCACTGTTTTAGCATCAGCTGATAATGGTAATCCTTCTTGAGTAAATATAACATCTTTATCTACTGGTGCTCTATTTACTTTTCGCTCTTGTAATATAATTAAGTTTGTATTTTCAGCAAACAGTTTTTGTATACTACCAGAAGCTGGATCTACTGATCTAGTGATCTCTTCTCCAATAGGAAACTGATTAGTATTATTTATACCATTTTTTGCATTATAAACTCCAGAATATATTATAGAACTTTGTCTTCTAGTTTGAGCATCTTCTTCTTCAACAATATAAGCTTTGTTTCCAAAATCTACTGAAACATTATTATAACCTCCTTCAATTCTAGCTTCTTCTACAAACCAATCTTCAAAAGCATTTGATTCTATATAACCTTCTCCAGTAGACAAATCAGGAGTACCTGTAGTTGTACCACCATCTTTAACATCAATAGTACCATCTGGTTGTCTTTCTTGGAATTGAGTAAAGTTTTTTAATCTCTTTAGCCAAAAAGTGTTAAAGTATGATACTTCTAATGTAGTTGCCATATATTATTATTACTCGTTTTATTAAATTGTTACAGTGGTCCATTACAAGAACCACATCCACCTGGTGCACCAGTTAATGCATCATAAAAATTAACATCTACTCTTGCACATGTATAACACCCAGCTACTTGACAGCCATTACCATTGTGAACACCGTTAGTTCTAACAACATATTCTCCAGGTGTACTAAAATAATATGTTTGGGTAGCGGTAGAAATACCGGAAACATTTACAGTTAAACTATTAAATCCACCCACAGGAGTTCCTGGGTTGGTAGGAGAAGAACCATCAGCAGTTGCTATTTGCCATGTATCTCCAGATGTTGCTCTATATAGTATAGTATATTCAGTTACATACGTATCAAAACCTAATGCTGTAGCGCTTTTACTTAAAGAAATATCTATTCCTAAAATCCCTTGAATTAAAGCACCTGTTGTAAACGCTGGGATTGGTCCTGGATCGGGGCATTCCCAAGCATTACCAGTATATCTCGCTTCTTCTAAAACATTATAATAAGCTAAATCTTGGCCATTATTACTAGAAATAGCATAAGAAGGTCCTAATGCTCCTAGACCAGCATCAATATTATTTGTTTCTTCATTGGAATCACTTCCTATTAAAGTAATACCTACATTTCCTATTATACCAGAATTAACATTTCTATTTCCACCAAAAAATACTTCCAAAGGTTCACCTGTATTGTTAGTACATGTAGTATCTAAGTTACCCATCTGAACTGTTGGACCATAACATAAAGCTTGATTAACTGGTGGAGTACCAAATACTATTTCATATTGACACGTAGCAGTTAAACTATTAGGATCATTACTACATGCTGGTGAAGCATCTATTACTGTACATTCAAATACATAAGTACCATTAACTGTACCCGCGGTTATAGATACATTACCACTTTGATCGATACTAAATACTGACGTGGAACCTACTGGTTCAGAAATCATAGCTAAAGAATAACAAAGTTCATCAGTGTTTCTAGATATATCTGCGCTTCCATTAACTACATTAGTAAATTGACCAATTAAACCAGTCATAGTTGTATTGTAATCTATTGTTCCGCCCGCTTTACTACACGCTTGCTCTACTCCATTATCTGCAGAAGTTGTTTGTGTAGGAGTAAAACCTCCTATAGTTGGAGCTATATTATTTAAAGTAATACTTATTTGATTAGATAAAGTATCTACAAAAGTATCTAATCCACTAGTATAACTAGTCTCAAAACTAATTTGCCATTGATTAGCATGTGATCCTGAGGATTTTAGATATGCAAAATCTGTTGTTGTTTTTAAATCAAAATCATCATAAGTAAAAGGAACTGTTGGATCTATAGTAAATATACCTGTCACATCTACACCATTAGCATCTAATACCTGAGTGATTAATGGAGTATCATTTAAAATTAATTCATTTGATGCTGAATCTACAAAACTAAAACCACTAATAATAGTAAAACCTGTAACTTCATCTTCCTCAAAATTACCAGAAGTAACTGTGGTTCCTGCAACTCCAGCATAATCTGCTATAACACTTCTATTTAAATCTACAAAATTACCTGAAGTAGATGATTCATAAAATATTTCTAATAAACTTTCTACAGGTGTAGTTTCTGATACAGATAGATAAGGATACATACAACCTATTCTGTTTATAGGTGCTGGTATAATTTCACCTGTAACTCTAGCTCCTAATGTATTTAAAAGTCTACCATCTGGTCTAGTAAGACTAGGTTGAGGATCTTCTGCTCCTATTTTTAACCCTATAGCTGAAGGATTTTGTTCTACACTTATAAAGTTTTGATATTGACCTGGAAAGCCCCATGGAATTTTAGTTCTTAAATCTGGATCAGTAGCTGCCGCTGGAGGACCTTGGTCTCCACTATTTAAAAATGCACCTTTTATAGCATTACCTGGTACTGTAACTCCAAGTAATCCTGGTTCAAACGGTGAGTTAGCTAATTCTAAACCACCTTCACCTACGTTACCAATGGTAACTGCTTCATCACTTATTCTTCCTGGAAAATATTGAGTATTCCAAGCATATTCTCTATAGTCAAAATAAAAAGGACCTCCAGGTTTTTGATTATTATTTATACTAGGGTTATTTACTCTACCAAATAATTTTACTGATGCTGAGAATTCTGTTTGTAAAGGACCTACTTCGTTTAAATCTCTAGGTACTTTATTTATGTTGTCCCCAACTAATGTAGCAAAAGCTACTCTACCAAAATCAGTAAAACCAGTAACAGGATAACCCGATGTGTATCCGCCTAAGTATACATTATAGTATTCTTGTTCTTGTTGTTTAACTACTATTTTATATGATTGCCAACCTGTAGGGTTAGCATTAAAAACATATACAATTATAACAGCACTGGTTCCACCTCCTGTAGAACTATTTTGAAATAATCTCTGTCCATCTACATATCCATTTCCTCTATTTAATATTTTTAAACCTGTAATAACTCCACCAGATTCGCTTACTACTTCAGCCGTAAATCCAGTTCCTAAACCTACATTACCTACTTGATATCCAAACCCTAAAACATCACCCACAGCATGACCAACTCCACCACCATCTATAGATAATTGATCTACACTAGTATCGTTTTCTGCTTTATAAAGACCTGGTTCTCCCGTTAGTTCATTGTTTTCTATTTGACTAATACCATTATTCACTTTAACTCTTAAAACATCTCCTAACCATGAGTATATTCTATTTGTATTAGTAGTTATACCTGTAGTTTGATCTGCTTGTGGTCCTCCTACATCTTCCCAATCTTTATAAGGAACATATAATGTAGAACCTCTTTTAGTTGGATCTTCATCATTAGTTGATAAAACAACGCTAGAAGCTCTACCATACCTATCTGCTAATACAAAACCAACTTGATAATTTCTATTTTGTTTTACTGAATGATTAGGATATTGAGCATAATTATCATACATAACAGATTTATTGCTTTGTATTAATTCAAAATCAATACCACTTGGGGGAGTATGTTTTTGTACAAAATTACTATACATTACTCTATTAGCTGTTATTTCTTGACCTAAACATTTTATAGGAACATTATCATAAACTCTATTTTGCTCGCTAGTTGGAAGTGTTCTATAAGGCTTTATAGATTTATAATCAAAATTATAATACCATTGAGACCCAGTTCCAGTTGTTTTAGGTATTTCTTCTATAAAAGATATTAAACCAGTGTTGATGGGTATTACTTCTAAAATTTTACTATTTAATGAATCAGATTCTTTATATAGAATTTCTAAATCAGTAACTTTATAATTATCTATAAAAGCATCTAAAGCATCACTAGCATTATTACCTCCATCAGGTAAAGGTATTTTTAAAGAAATTGTATCTATTTTATTAGTAAACCATTCTACTATACTTGAATCATAAGCATTAACTTGATCTTGTAAAGCTTCATTTTTACCACCACCAAAATATCCTTCTTGTTTAGGAATAAAACATATTTGAGTATATGGAGCAGCTAAAGAGTATTCGTTATCTTCAAACTTAAATCTATAGCTAAATCTAATAAATTTCTCTTCTATTAAATCTGGATCTCCTGTAAATTCTTGAGGTGGTATTTGAGCTAAACTATAATCAGGATTGGGAGATATAGTAATATCTGCATTAATATTTATTAATTCAATTTCTTTATTTAAAGTTAATTCTATTATTTTACCGCCTGGTCCTATAGTAGTATCAATTAACTGTATA